TCAAGATCAAGCAACTTTCGTTGGCGATCTCTCAGCTTCATAACTACTTGGCTTTGTTGTAGCATCAGCTAGTTTAATATTATTTCTTATGAACTTTGTATTTAGTATGTCCACAGAAACAATCTTACCTTCCTTTGTTTCAGTTAGAGCATCTTCTGTATTCTCAAATAGTTCTTTTACTAAGATAGAACACTCAATTAACTTTTCTCTAACTACCTTCATTACTTTCCTTATATAGATTTTATAATTAATTGCAAGGATATGGCAGATGGAAAAGGGGGAAAATGAATTTAAACCAACTGAGTTTAAAAAACCACCTGCCATAAAATTTCTAGTTATGAAAATTCATTTGAAATAAAAACTTATAATCTTTTATTTTCAAATCAATTTCTTCCTTTGTAACACCTATTTTGCCAGATTCAATACCTGATTTTAATAAAGCCATTGTGAACATATATTCATCTTTATTAAATGGTTTTTTATTTTCAACTGTTAAGTCAGCATTAAAGTCCCTAGCCATATTATTTAACTCTTGCTCTAACTCATCTGGGTTAAAACTTGTATCTGGTTTAGCTTCTACTTTAGCACCAGTAGGTAATTCTTGAATCATTGGAGTTTTATCTTCCTTTGATTGCACGAATAAAGAACCATTTTTTTTTGATGCTTGGCAGATTACAGAAACATTTTTTCCCTTCTCTAAGAAGCTTGGTTTAATTGCCGACCATAAAACGATCTCATTATCACCAATCTTAAATTTGTAGTTGGGAAATTTGTTTGGACTACCATCTTTAGCTAGACGATTGTCAAAAACATATTTTATTACTCCTGCTACTTGCATATTATTTTTCTCCTTCTATTGTTTGATATAATTTAACACACGCAAAAAAAGCTTCACGTATTGTCTCGGATATATCAACCGATACAATTTTGTATTTACCAGTTTTAGGAAAGCATAGAATTTTTGCTCTATCTATTTTTATTCCTAACTCTTTTGATAAGGCGATTGAGTAGCCCACCACCTGAAGCCGATAATTGAAATAATCAGCAGATTTAGACGTTTTCCAATCCATTACAATATAACCATCTGAATCTTTAGCTAGACAATCAGTAGTGCCACAAAATTCATATTTATCATCTTTGTAATAAACTTTTTTTTCAAGATTAATAACATCAAATTTTTTCTCAACAGCAAACCAATTTTTAAATTGAGTATAAGCATTTAAGACTTCAGGATTATGAATTTCAGTTTCAGCACCATCAGTTAAGAATCTCTCAACGTGTTCATGCAACATAGTTCCAATATCTCCTGATCTGTCTCTTGAACTTATTGCACTAGATTTAATTTGCTTTGCCATATCTATTAAAGCAATCTCATCATATTTTATATTTGGTTTAACTAGTTGTAAAAACTTTTCACTAGCTAATTTCATTCCCCAACCTAATAAAGCATTACTATTGTTCGCACAAATCTTAGTAATATTAGTCATGTTAGGAATTATTCTATCACCAATTTTATATTGATGTGCTTCTGGGTCAAATTCTAATTGAACTTGTCCATTGTATAACGAGTATGTTGTCATTTTACCTTCCCTTTTTTTAGTTAGCGATTAACACTAAAATTATTATAAATAATATTATTATAAATAATACTTCAAGCATAAATATCGTACTTAATTGTTTTCTTATAATCTGATTTGGTCAAATCGCCAAACAAACTATCAACTGAAACATCAAATACCTTACTGACTTTGTATATTTGATAACTACTCATTATATTAGTTCCAAGTTCAAATTTACTTATCTGTTGCTCACAACCTACTCCCATCATTCCAGCTAAATCTTTTTGACTCATAAATTTAACTTTACCTGACATTGGTTCTTCAACCTTAGTATTGATTCGCAAGTATCTTAAATTACTTGCTAACTTATTTACGATATCGTGCTTTGTTTCCATTTTTCCTTCCATTGTTTCATAAATTGTTTCCAGTATAATGAATCAGTTTTTTCAACATCATATTGAGGATATAGCTTATAGAATTCATCTAAAGTTAAGTCGCTATGATCTAACAAAGTATAATAATACTCAGCATAAGTAGAAGCAAAGTATCTGTCTTTTTTAGATTGGTTATGTAAATCTTCTATTTCTTGTTTTACAGTTTTCATATTTTTTAATTTATCAAGCTGTGACCCCTATTATGGAGACATTTTCTTATATAGTTTTTTTTAGTATCTTCAGGAACAGAAACCACCCCAAAACTTGCAGGTCTCAAAATATTTAGAATAATAAAATTTTGTATTTCCATGCTAGTTGTAATGTGTTTATCTGCTAGAGAAGTGCATAAGATTATATCATCTGTGATACGATCTGCCTTAATTTCATTAAACGTACCACTCCGACCAACAGAATCCACTATTGGGGTATATGTACTGCAATTACTAGTTACCAATATTAGTAACAAACCTAATAACATTTTCATTTTTTTTTCCTTTATTTGTTAAGTATTCAATAGTGTAGGCATTTAGTATTTCTCTTTTACGTAAGCTTGGTTTTTCTCTCCAAGCAAACAGTATGTACTCTAAAAGAGTTTCCCATCTGCCATTTTCTATTAAATCTTGTAGAACTACTTGTGCGTAGTGTTTATCCGACTTTAGTTTTGTCATTTGCCTTCTCCAGTTGTTTTTTTTCTTTTTTTAACTCAGCTTCTTTTATAGCTTGTCTTAGCTTTTCAGCAAACACAGATTCTCCAAGTTTAGTACTAAGAGATTTTTTATCGTTATTTGAAAAGTTCATGTCTTTTTTTACCTTTTATACTTTTTAACAAAGCATTGTAAAGTGCCTTATCATAACTGCTTACTTTAGTTCCTGAGAACTCTTGCACAATAAAATAATGTTTTATTAAATCTGCACAACCCTTTAGTATATCAATATCAATACTTCGTTTCATAGCTAATTAATTAACCAATTTAATAATATTATGCTTGACCAACCTAAACCAAGCACCAGTATAAACCCTATTCCTTCTTTAGTTTCTCTATTCATTTGTAAATACTCCATATAGTAAAAGTTATTATTACTGCCAACATAAAATACCAACCCATTTCAGATATAAGTTCAAGCATTTTTAAATCCTTGTTTAGTTAGCATACCATTTAGTTTTGAAATTAGATTAAAGATACGTTTCTTTGTATGCTCACCTCTAACTTCATTGTCCAATAAGATTCTTGAAAGTACTGCTGTCATCATTTTCATTTCATAGTAACTCATTGAACAAATTACTCCTACTTCTCTTTTTTGCATCTTCTCCTTAGGTTTCCAAAGCAATCATATTTTTTATGATAAGCTTTTAATAGTTTAGCTAGTTGTTTTTTCATACAGTTTCAGTTTGTTGATTTATTATTTGTTTTTCAGTTAAATCAATCCATCTTTTAAGTTCTTTGTTTGGAACAAATTTTAAGGCAAATTCCAAAGCATATTGGACTTCACTATTTTTTTCTTGGCATTGACTAAGTAAATTAACATAGTGATAAATCAAACCTTGTTTTTCTGGTGTTATTTGTTTTATTGTCATTTTCCTTTTTTTGTTTTGGGTGGCTTTTACACCACCCAGTTAATTTAGTTATTTATATATTGTACCCAAGACTTGCCTTTAGTTTTTTCTTCATAAACTTTAGCAAGTTCATCAGCTTTTGTTTTAAACCAATTTGAATGTGTATAAAATTTACCAATTTGATTTTCATATTTTTTTTGAAAATCCATGTAACTAAAAACAACATTCATATATTTACTATTAATTAATGATGCCATGTATTTAATACACTCAACTTCATTAGTAAGTATTGTTCCTTTTTTCATATTTTCCCTTTTTGTTTTGTTTATATAAAATGAATATAATTATAGAAATATTAAATTCAAGCTTATAAGTTGTTATCCACAAAGATATATGCTTTTAATATCAATGACTTATCTTACATAATTCGTTGCTATTTTGTTCTATTATTGATAATACTACTAATTGTGTGGTAGTGCCTTCCCTACCACACGTAAAACTATGGAGAATCAATGCCATTAATCAAAGGATATTCTAAAAAATCAATAGCCAAAAATATTCGTACAGAATTAAAATCTGGCAAATCAAGAAGCCAATCAGTTGCTATTGCTTTATCAGTTGCAAGAAAAGCCAAGAAAAAAAGATAGTGCAAATTCCGAAGGCAAACATAATCAATTCAGAAAAACATAGAAGGTTCGTTGCATCTTTTCCTTGTGTAGTTTGTGGAAATAATACCCAAGTCCAATGTTGCCACTTACGCAGTATTCCTGCTTTAGGTAATGTAGGCAAAGGAGTTAGAGATGATGCTTATTGTGTTCCAATGTGTTTCACTTGCCATAACCTGCAACATGAAATAGGCGAGTTAGAGTTCTTTAATAAATTTAATATAAATCCTATATTGATTTCTATGAAATTAAGTACTATATCTCCTTGTAAGAAAATTAACCAAGCCAAAATGGAAGGTAAATATAATGGCAAACTTAACTACCGAGAGCATATCAGAATCAACAAAAAAGATTCTTTGCGATAAAAAACTATACAAAGACATTAACTTCTTTGCAGTTCCACATAATAAAGTTTTACTAGCAGTAATTAGATCAATCACTAAAAAATCTTTTGCACAGATTGGCAAAGATTATAAAAAGTCTTGGTTTAGCATTTACGCATCAGTAAAAGATACTCAGAAGAATGGTCTTAAATCATTTACTAATAAAGTTATAGAACTTGTAAGGGAAGATTTAAAATGACTGATGGTTGGATAGCTTTACATAGGAAGATATTTAATTCTAAAGATTTTAATAATCAGTTAGAAGTTGCTGTGTTTATTTATTTGGTCGCTATGGCTTCACACAAATCTACTGATGTTGTTTATCGTAAAAAGAAATTAACTTTGAATAGAGGTGATATATCAATAGCTTATAGGGATTTGGCTAAAAAATTTAACATTTCTTTGCAGAACATTAAAAGTATTATTAAGAATTTAAAGAAATCTGGTAACATCAACCAAAAACTAACCAAAAATTTAAGCATCTATACCATTGTAAAATATAGCAAATATCAAGATATAGAACCTGCAAGTAACCAAAAACTAACAAACAGAACAACAACTATTACTACTAATACTACTAGTATAGGTAAAAATATGTTAAGTCTTAGCAGTATGACTGATAAACCTAAGAAAATTACCTTACCTACCTTGCAAGACTTAAAGACCAAGATCATTGAGAAACCTAAAGAACTCAACGAATTTGAAATTATGCGTGGGAAACTTGATGCAGATGACTTTGAAAAATGGGTTCTGCACAAACTAAACTCTTGATTTAATTACCTATTTAGTTCTTTAAAAATTATATATTTACATAAGCTATAAATATCTTTATTCGGACTTAAAAACTAACTGGAGAAATAGTTATGAAAATAGAAAAGGTAATAGCTAAACTTGAAAAAGCACAAGATAAGATCAATACTGAGTTAGATTCTTTACGTGATATGTTGGACGACCACCTAGAATCTATGGAGTCAGATGAGACTTATGACGAGGATTCTGACGAAGATGATTTCGCAGATGACGAAGATTTAGATTCTGACGAGGAATAAACTCAATCACAGATAAGCTGAAAAGCTGGAAGGTTATCTAAAACCTTAAATCAATGAACACAAATTTACTTAGTATAAAACTATGGGATTACTCTATTGTGTGTTTATTCTTATTTTTTGTTTTTGTACTTGGCACATTCTTTCCGAATTCTAGCACTAAAGAAAAAATTAGAAATAGCACTATTGAAGAAATTAGGAAGATAGGTTTCTTTGAACCTAAAGTAGAAAATATGTCTAGCGAAAGGTTTATTGTAAGCATGAAGAAATGTATTGCTTTTCATAACCTAGACATAGCGAAGGAACAGCAAATACCAACACCACTTATAATCGCACAAGCTATCGTAGAGAGTAATTTTGGAACATCAAGATTTGCAACAATGGGAAATAATTTATTTGGAATAAGAGTATGGTCTAAGAATGGAATACTTCCACTTAAACAAGACCCATCAATTAATTGGCGAGTTAAAACATTTAATACTAAATGCAATTCAGTAAAATTCTATATTAATTTATTAAATACAAATCATCACTATCAAGAATTTAGAATTGTAAGAAAAAGAACAAAAGACCCAATGATATTAGCAGATACATTAGATAATTTTAGCACTAGCAAAGAATACGCAAATCATGTTAAGCAGATATTAACCAAATACAAAGGAAAACTATAATGCCAAAACATTACATGAAAAAAAGTTCTAAGAAAACTGGAAGCAAAAAAGGCAAGAAAAAGTAATGGCTAATGAAACAACATCTACTTCATTAAGCAAACTTTATACAAACAAGGTTAAAACAAAAGGCACTTATAGAGTTTATAAACCTAAACCTTTAAAAATGCCGAGAAAAAAGAAATGAAAAAACCAATCTGGGAAACTAAAAGACCAAGAGGACTAGGCAAACCAAAACCATTTAATAAAAAAACTAAAGCTTATAAATCTGCAAGACGATCTGCTGGTCAAAAGTTCGGCAAGAAATCTAGCTTTGTCAAAAACCTATACATAGCCAAAAGACTTAAATCAAAATGAACTTAGATAAGATAACCTTTGGAAGCAGGATTATTAATCTAAACCTAATAGACAAAGAACAAGCATCTAAGAAAAAGATATTTGGTGAATTTGACAGCGATAACAATATAATTACTTTAGACAAATCATTAAATGATATTGAAATGATTAACACTATTTTGCATGAGGTTTTTCATTGTATACATTCGGAGTACTTGATTGAATTACCTGCTAAAGCAGAAGAATTAGTATGTAACTCAACAGCTAATGGTCTATGTCATATCCTATATCAAAACCAAGATTTATTAGACTTCCTTTACAAATCTCTTAAAAAAGAATAATTAGCATATTACGATACATCAATCGGTTAATATGGCTAAAGATATACTAGTAATAGACAAAGGTGGACGACCACCATTTGAATTTACACCTAAGGTTTTGAAACAAATAGAAGATTTAGCTAGTTATATGTGTACTAAAGACGAGGTGGCTAATATCATAGGTTGTTCAAGGCAAACCTTATGGAGAAATCAACAAGCTTTAGATGCCTATGACAAAGGGGTTAATGTTGCAAAACTTAATATAAGAAAAACCCAATTTGATATTGCTAGTAAACTAAATTCCAGCATAATGGCTATGTGGCTTGGTAAAGTTTATCTTGGACAAACTGACAAGATACAAAACACAGATGACAATGCACCACTACCTATTTATGATATTGTTGAAGAACCAAAAGAAGTTATTGAACTAAAGGAAGTGCAGAATGATACCATTCCCAAACAAGAAATATAATATTATCTATGCCGACCCAGCTTGGTATTTCAAAAGTTACAGTTCTAAAGGTGAAGGACGTAATGCTACACAGCATTATAATTGTATGTCTATTACTGATATTTGTAATTTACCTATTGATAGTATATCTAATAATGATTGCATTTTATTTATTTGGGTTATTGACCCAATGCTACCTGAAGCTTTGGAAGTTATTAAAGCTTGGGGCTTTAAGTACAAGACAGTTGCTTTTACTTGGGTTAAAGAAAATAAAGTAGAAGGATATTTTACTGGACTCGGTTATTGGACTAGAGCAAATCCTGAGATGTGTTTACTTGCAACAAAAGGTAAACCCAAAAGAATATCTAAATCTGTAAGACAATTAGTTATGAGTAAACGTAGAGAACACAGCAGGAAGCCAGATAGAGTCAGAAATGATATTGTAAATCTTTGTGGTGATCTACCAAGAATAGAACTATTTGCTAGACAAAAAACAGAAGGTTGGGATAGCTGGGGTAATGAAGTATGAGTAAATGTATATTCTGCCATAAACCAATGGTTAATAAATTAGAGCAACACATAAAAGCTTGTCACAAGTGTATTGTGGATTTACTTATGAAGAAACATAATTTAAAAGTTAAGAAACAAGCACCAATAAGTATTAACACAAAGAAGTATGGCAAAGTTTAGTTTAAGAAGTTCTGATAAGAATAGAAAAGGTGGATTAAGTGCATCAGGTAGAGCAAGATACAATAGAGCAACTGGAAGCAATCTAAGACCACCAGTTAAAGGTCGCCCAAGTACACCAACGCAACTTAGACGCAAAGGTTCATTCTTAGTTAGAATGGGAAGTGCTAGAGGTAGATTGTTTGATGAGAAGGGTCGCAAGACTAGACTTAAACTAAGTTTAGAAGCTTGGGGTTATAGAGGTAAAAGCAAACCTGAAGCAGTAGCTTTAGGCAGAAGATATTTGAGGGCATATCAGAATAAAAAAAAGTAGTGGAATATTTTATAGTATTCTTCTTAATGGTTCTCAATGTAGATAAGTTTGAACCAATGGCTTTAACAATGGCTAACAACTTAAAGTTTAAGAGTTATGAAGAATGTGTAGAATTTGGCTATAAACAAACAATGTTTATAATGGAAAGTTTAAACGAACATAGTATTATATATAAGGATTTAATGTTCAAATGTGTGGAAGAAAAAAAACTAGAAGCATGATTGATGCAAGTTTGCGTGGTAGCCACGACTTAGAAAAGATTATTTACGAATTAAGAAAAGAGAACGATAGACTTAATGAAGAAATACAAGCATTAGAAATTAAGATCAAACAACTAGAAGATAAACAAGAACAGTATGATGAACTAGGTTACTAAATGATTAACGTCTTTATAGGTTATGATAGCAAAGAAAAAATAGCTTATCACATACTTAGCGAGAGCATATTAAGACATAGTTCAGTACCAGTTAGATTCATACCACTTTACCTGCCAAACCTTAAAGACTCATTCACAAGACCAAGAAACACTTTATCATCTACTGAGTTCTCATTTAGTAGATTTATAGTTCCTTACTTGATGGAGTACAAAGGTTGGGCATTATTCCTAGATTGCGATATGCTATTTAAAGCTGACATCAAAGAACTATGGGATTTAAGAAATGATGATTATGCAGTTATGGTTTGTCAGCATGATTATACACCTAAGCATTTATCTAAGTTTGGCAATCAAATACAAACTGTTTATGAAAAAAAGAATTGGTCTAGTCTAATGTTAATGAATACTGACAAATGTAAACACCTTACAAAAGAATATGTAGATACTGCATCAGGATTAGAACTTCATCAATTTAAATGGACTGATAAGGTTGGTGGTTTACCTTTAGAATGGAATTGGTTAGTTGGCGAATACCCACACAATGCTAATGCTAAGAACATACACTTTACAGAAGGTGGTTGTTACTTTGAGAAATACCAAGACTGCGAATACTCATCTGACTGGTTTAACATATACACTAATACAGTTAAGATTCAGTTATGAACTTTATAACTGGAAGCGATAAAGACCATGAAGATATACTTCAATGGTTTATTCGTGCATACAACAAACATCTAACTAATAAACTTTACATAGCTGACTTTGGATTAGAGAATAGTTATCCTAATTGCATACCTTACAAACCATTAATGAAAGCTTGGTATTACAAACCAAGAATGATGTTAGAAACTTTAGAGAAACAAATATGTTGGATTGATAGCGACATAGAAATACTTACTGACATATCAGATATCTTTGAACTATCACAAGGGTATGATATTGCTGTTACTGAAGATTGGTGCAATAGAAACAATCACTTTGCATCAGGTTTAGTTGTTTGTAACAATCAAGATTTCTTACAAGAGTGGAAATTAGAATGTGAAAAGTTCTTAACTTATGGAGATCAAGAGTGCTTAAATAATATTGCACATAAGTACAAAGTTTTAACCTTACCTAGAGAATATCAATGGCTTAGACTTGCAGAAACAAATAATAAAATTAAAACAATACATTGGACTGGAAAAGATGGAAAAGCAATTATTAGAAAAAAGATTAGAGAGTATTCATAGAAACGAGAACATAATATCAGTACCAATTAACAAGGTTAAATATTGTAGTCAAATAGATAGGCAAGAAGGCGATAAGAACTGGAGTGATGTTAGAGTTTACTCAATCAAAGATTATAAATACATAGGTGATGCACTAGAGACACGTAAAAAGAAAACATTTGACGAACCACATTTACTTTACAATCCAGTTATATTATTTGCAGAAGTCAATCAGCTTATTTGTATCTATGGCAATAGAAGAATAAAAACAGCAATAGAAAATGGTTTCACACATATAGACGCATTAGTTTATGAGGATTTAGTTAAAGCTAGAGAAGTAGGTTCTAACATAGCATTAACTTATAAAAATTTCGGTAAACACAAGGCAGATGCTTTACATTTAGACAGAACTGCAATAACAAAAATAGACAAATATATTATGCCTGACGCACCACAAATAATAAACGAATACGCAACACACCAACAAATACTAATTAGAGAAGCACTATCTTGTAATGGAGATATACTAGAAACTGGTTGTGGTTATTATTCTACACCTTTGCTTTTAGAAATAGCTAAACAAAAAAGAGTTAAGTTAGTTAGCATGGTAGAAAATGTAGATTGGGCAAGAAGATTTGATTATCTTATGTGTGATAACTATGTCCAGTTACACGTTAAGTTTAATGAGCAATTATTTATAAACCAAAAGTATGGTATGTGCTTTTTAGATCACGAGCAATTTGTAAGAGATAGAGTTAAGCATCTTAACAACATATTAAAACATACTGATAAAGTTGTAGTACATGATGCAGATAGAGTAGATACCTTTGCCTTCTTGCATAAGCCACATACGATAGAAATGTTTAAAGAATTTAAACCACACACAGCAGTTATTAGAAATGTTTAATCTTTATGACATATATTTAGAACAAGCAAAAGAGTATCATAAAGACGATAACAAATGGCAAGGAATAGCTTTAAAAAAATTCATACCAGCTATTAATCAAATCATTAAAGACAAAGACATTAAATCAATACTAGACTATGGTTGTGGCAAAGCCAAATATCACCTTGAAGAATGGAACGCAACTAAGTATGACCCTGCTGTACCTAAATACCAAAACAAACCTACTGATAAATTTGATCTAGTTATTTCAACTGATGTACTAGAACACATACCAGTAGATAACCTTAAAGATACTATTGATGAGATATTTAGTTACTCAAAGAAATGGGTATTTGTTTCTGTATGTTGTAGGAAAGCTAATGCGATACTTCCTAATGGTTATAATGCACACGCAACTATTGAATCAGCTAAATGGTGGAGAGAACTATTTAAACCTTACAAGAACTACACAATAGAATTTTCAAAATAATGTTTAATCCTTACGAATACTTTAAAGGCAAAAATGTATTACTTATTGGTAATGGTGAGAAGATAAACCAGATTGATTACAGTAAATACAATTCAATAGTTAGAATGAATCTTGGAGTTCAAGATAAACCATGTGATGTATGGATTAACAATCTAGTAAACGAGGGTCATAACAAATTAAAAACTATTCCTGATATACGTTGCATTGTAAGACTTAACTTTGAAAAAGATGGTAAGAGAGCAGATCGTATGCCTGACTGGGTTAAACAAAAAGCTTGGCTATGGAACAAAGAAGAATACAACTTAATGACACAAAGGTATAACTATCAAAGACCAACTACTGGTTTTGTTTCTATCTATTGGTTACTCAATCATTGTCAATGCAAAGTAACTATTACAGCATTTGATTTCTTTAAAACAAAAAATAGATATACAATGGAAGATACAAACCATATCGGAACACCAAAAGGTTATAACCATGATGTTGAATTGGAAGAACAAGTTATTACTAAACTTATTCAAAGAGGATTAATCAATGCCATTTAGTAAACCACAACTAGACGTATATACTTGTCCAAAAAGATTTAGAGTTCTTATTACTGGCAGAAGATTCGGCAAGACACATTTAGCCATGTATGAACTATTAAGATTTGCAAGTCGTAAACCTAACTCAAAGATATTCTATGTAGCACCTACTTACCGAATGTCTAAAGAGATTATGTGGAAACAATTAAAGAAATTAGTTGTAGAAAAAAGATGGATTAAATACGCACATGAAACAGAACTATCTTTAACACTTAGGAATGGTTCTCAAATTAGTTTAAAAGGTGCAGATAAATCACCTGATAATTTACGAGGAGTTGGATTAGACTTCCTATTACTTGATGAGTATGCAGATATTCCAGTAGAAGCTTGGACTGAAGTCTTGCGACCAACAATCTCAGATAAGCACGTAACTGGTAATGTATTATTTATAGGAACACCTAGAGGATTTGGTAACTGGTCTTATGAGATATACCAAAAAGGTTTAGGAGATGACCCTGAGTGGAAGTCATTTAAGTACACAACATTAGATGGTGGTCAAGTTGATAAAGATGAGATTGAACAAGCAAAAAAAGATTTAGACGAGAGAACATTTAGACAAGAGTATCTTGCTAGTTTTGAAACATACTCAGGAGTTGTTTACTACAATTTTGATCGTCAATTAAATGTCCAAGAATGTAAATACGATAAAGATGCTATTATTCATATTGGATTAGACTTTAACATAGACCCAATGTCAGCTTGTTTATTCCATGTTAAGAATGGTATTGCTTATATCTTTGACGAGATAGTTATTTATAGTTCTAATACTGACGAGTTTATTGATGAATTATTATCTAGGTACAACAAAAATAAAATGATTGTTTACCCTGACCCAGCTTCAAGACAACGTAAAACTTCTGCTGGTGGTAGAACTGATCTTACTATCTTGCAAAATGCTGGTTTAAATGTTAAAGCTAAATCTACTCATGCTTTAGTTAGAGATAGAGTTAATGCTGTGAACAGTAAACTAAAAGCATTTGATGGTAAGAGAAGTATTTTTATTAATCCTTCTTGCAAAACACTAATTAATAGCTTAATGAAACAAGTTTACAAAGAAGGTACAAATCAACCTGAAAAAAACAATGGCTACGATCACATGACTGACGCATTAGGTTACGCAATAGAATACATATTTCCAATCACTTCAAACTTACCAAAATCAGAACCTAAAAGATTTTCATAATGGCATACACAAGAAAAGATATAGAACAGCAACACACACAATACAAAGGTATGATGCCAAGATGGGAGTATTACATCAGATCATATTTAGGTGGCAAAGAATATTCAGATGGAAAGTTCCTACAAGAATACCAATTAGAATTAGAATCAGAATACTTTAAAAGACTTGCTTACACACCATTAGACAATCATGCTAGAAACGTAATAGACATTTATTCATCATTCCTATTTAGAGTTCCACCAACTAGAGAACTTGGAACATTACAAGACGACCCTTCAGTAGATCAATTCTTAGATGATTGCGATTATGAAGGTAGAACATTTGATGCTCTAATGAGAGAGATACAAAACTATGCTTCTGTTTATGGACATTGTTGGGTTATCGTGGACAAACCATCAACTAATGTAATGACACGTGGAGAAGAATTAGAACAAGGAATTAGACCATACATAAACATTTACACACCTGAGAACATATTAGACTGGAAGTATGCAAGATCACCACAAGGATATTATTACTTAGAATATTTAAAGATTAGAGAATCAATAGAAGAAGATAAAGAAGTTTATAAGATTTGGTATGAAGATAGAATTGATACAGTATTCTTACCAACAACAAATAGAGATGAACCAAAATTAATAGAGTCAGTTCCTAATCCTATTGGAAAGATACCTGCTGTTATTTTATACAATCAAAGATCACCTATGAGAGGTTTAGGAGTTTCTGATTTAACTGACATAGCTGATTTACAAAAATCTATTTACAATGAACTATCTGAGATTGAACAAATTATTAGA